CTGATTGATTATTCCCGGCTTGTTTCTGCGAAAGAAATAAAATCAAATCATCAGGCACTTGGTTCTGAGATGTTGAATAAGCTGTACCCGTCATTAGCAACTATACTTCCGAGGTTTCCTCGTGTGTTGGCTATTCCGTATGATACATTTTATCCGTTTTCAACCTACCATCTTGAGACATTATTCCAGCACAATAATCTTTCGTTCCTGACGGACAACACCCTTTGTGTTCACTGGTTCAATGGTAATAAGCTGGCGAAGGATTATATCAACAGGGAAGATTATTCCCGTAAGTGTTCAATGACTTCAATCCTGAAAAGAGAGGGTTATATATGAGAACACTCCAGATCATCTGTGTTGCCTATCAGAGGCCCAAAGAGATAAAGCTACTTATTTCCTCTTTTATTGTTCAGACTAATCCTAACTGGCTCTTATATATCATTCACGACGGCCCGACACCGCAGGAAATTACTGATACTGTAACAGAATTTCAGGATGAGCGTTTAATACTATGTGAGTCGAAGATCAGAAAGGGCAAATGGGGGCATCCTAACCGTAAGATGATGCTCGAAAAGATAAAATGTAACCCGGATGACCCGATTCTCATAACTAACGATGATAACTATTATGTTCGAACGTTTGTTGACAAGATGCTGACAGGGATGACTAAGGCGGTAGGAATGTGTTACTGCGATATGCTGACTAACTATTGTGACTATGACGTGGTTCATTGCGTCCCGACAGTTAACTCTATTGACATGGGAGCTTTTGTTGTCAGAGCTGATATAGCGAAGAAGGTGGGATTCAATAGTGTCAAGCTTGAGGCTGATGGTGTATACTGCTGAGGAAGTGGTTAAGTATTGCAAGGAGAATAATTACAGGGTGCTGAAGATTGATAAGGTGCTTTTTATTCACAATTAGTAATTTATTGATAATCAAGTGGGTGCAAAGAAAGGAAATAAGAATGCTGAAGTTTGGACTTTGAAAGAAGCTCAGGAGTTATTTGATAAAGCACTTGAATTATCAACTCAGGATGATTATGACTTCATCGGAGAGATAGCCCGTGATCTTGGCACTTATAGAGACGTATTTACATATTTGGTAAGTAAGTTCTCGGAGTTGGAAGACTTGTATAGTCGTATTTTATCTAACCTTGAGGCCAATTGTTTTTCGCACATTAAAAAGGGAAAGATCAAAGAAGCATCGGGGATAATGAATTTAAAGTCTAATTTCAAGTGGACGGACAGACAGGACCACACCGTAAGTGGTGGTGTGGAGTTACATTTTCCCGAACAATTTAAGAACGCATGAAGTATACCCAAAAGCAATTAGAGGCCGGTTTGTTGCTCAGCGAGGGCCCAAAGTATTGTCTTTTATACGGGGGCTCACGTTCCGGGAAGTCGTTTATCATCATTCATAACATCATTCTCAGGGCATTAAAAGAACCTGGTTCAAGACACCTGATTGTCAGATTTGCATTTAACCACGCCAAGCAATCATTATGGCATGATACCATTCCAAAGGTTATGCAGTTGTGTTTTAAGGGAGTGCCATCCACATGGAATAAGTCAGATTGGTTTATTGAATTTCCTAATGGATCTCAGATATGGCTCGGTGGTCTTGATGACAAGGACAGGACAGAAAAGGTATTAGGTAATGAATACGCTTCGATTTTTATTAATGAAGCATCGCAGGTAAGTTATGCCAGTTATGCCATACTATTAACAAGGCTGGCACAAAAGACGAAATTAGCGAACAGGATATTCCTTGACTGTAACCCCCCGTCAACTCAGCACTGGACTTATAAGCTGTTTATTCAGCACGTCAACCCTGACAGTAATGAACCATTAGACGGGAAGTATTACTCACACATGAGGATGAACCCGGATGATAACTTAGAGAACCTTCCGGAAGACTATATCGAGTCAGTACTTAACACCCTCTCCCACCGTCAGCAGAAAAGGTTCCGCTTTGGTGAGTTCCTTGATGATATTGAGGGGGCTTTGTGGACTTACGACATTATCGACAAGTACAGGGTGGCAGAGTTACCCTTAGATCAATATGGCAAGCCGGCATTAAAGACTATCGTCACAGCTATTGACCCGTCAGGTACTTCAACGCAGTCCTCAGATGAGGCAGGGATAGTGACGGCAGGGATAGGTTTTGACGGGCATTTTTACGTCCTTGATGACGTTTCAGGTATTATGTCACCTAACCAGTGGGCCACTTATGGGATAAGAAACCTGTATAAGTGGGAAGGTGACAGGATAGTAGCAGAGACTAATCAGGGGTGGGACATGGTTAAAGCTGTAATACATAACATTGACAAGACAGTAAGGGTGATAGATGTTGTGGCAAAGAAAAACAAGTTTGCAAGGGCTGAGCCCGTTGTCGGGCTATATGAACGGGGTCAGGTGCATCATGTGGGCCGGTTAGATAAGCTGGAGGATCAGATGACATCATGGGATAGTAGGGAGGCCAAAGAGTCGCCCGGACGTATTGATGCTTTGGTATATGCTATCACTGATCTGATGGGAAAAGGGAGGGCTTCATTTGTACTTAGGTGAAAAAAATTTGATAAATAAAATAGTTCTATGTATTAATATAATAGAATTAACGTTTAAATTTGGAAAGAAGCTTATGATATGGGTTTGATTGAGGCGTTAGGTAGAAGGCTTTTCAAGTCATATATAACTGATCTTCGCAGGTCGATTGGCAGCGAGGTCATCAGCGAGATGCTGAAGATGGTGCGGGGCCGGGCTATATACCCGCCTGATAACGTTGAGACATATATCGACAAAGGTTATCTGTTTAACCCTGTTGTTTATTCTATTGTCTCATTTATTGCTCAGAAGGCGGGGGCTATCCCGTGGGGGGTGTACGAGGTAAAGAACGACAAAGCCCTGCATTCTTACAAGTCAGCCAATTCCTATAACATCAACACGAAGATCATAAAGACCAAAGCATTGGTAGCACTCCCTGATCATGAGCTGAATGCTATCTTTTTGAAGCCTAATATCCTTCAGGGGTGGGCAGAGTTCATTGAGCAAGTAGTCGGGTTTAAGTTAGTAACAGGGAATAGTTATATCCACATGATAGGGCCGACGGCGGGGCTGAATAAAGGATCAATAAGAGAGATGTGGAACATCCCCTCACAGATTATCAGGCCCATCGCAGGGGGTCGCATGGAGCCTATTAAGGGATATAAATATCTTACTCAGGATGCTCCCATACCAGCAGAGCAGGTCATTCATCTCAAGTACTGGACACCGGAATACTTTAACGGTCAGAACCTGTTAGGGCTGTCCCCTCTTAGGGCTTCATTAAGACTTATCACAAAATCCAATTCATCTTTTGATTCAAGCGTGGGTGCTTTACAGAACCAGGGGGCTTTCGGTATAATATCAGCAGAGAAGGATACAGACCTGACAGAGGAACAGGCTGACATGATAGAGAGCCGTCTGAGGGAGAAGGTAGGGGGACCGGCTAACAGGGGAAAGAACATTGTCACATCCGCTACTCTGAAATGGCAACAGATGGGTATGTCCCCCGTGGACCTGAATATCATCGAGAGTGACAGGATGGATCTGAGGGCTTTGTGTAATGTTTACCATGTACCATCTGAGTTGTTCAATGACGCTGCGAACAAGACTTACAGTAACACGAAAGAGGCGGGGAGTGCTGTATATACCAATGCTGTCTTACCGGCCTTAAATCAATTCAGGGACGCTTTTAATCAGTACATCTCGAATAAGTATCCGGGGCTGTACTGTGATTACGATGCTTCGATGATCTCGGAATTACAGGATGACCTTCAGATGATGGCTTCGGCTTTGTCGTCTATCTGGTATCTGACTCCGAATGAAAAACGTGACCTGTTGAACTTCCCGGCTGATGAAGCTATCCCGCAGATGAACGAATATTGGGTTCCCTCGGGATTAATGCCTATGAGTGCAAGTATGGTAACTGATGAACAGCTGGAAGAAGAAGAAAAGAAATTAGGACTGTGACAACTGCTACCTACATACGGAACAACCGGGCCACATGGAGGGCGATACAACGGAGGCGGGACTCATACGAGGGTAAGTTCGCCTCCCTGTTCCGTATAACTTTAAACAGGCAGTTCAGGGAATTAGCGGATAGGATCAATGAACAGAATTACAACAGTCGGTTATTACTTGACACCATAACCCCTGATGCTATCTGGAAAAGGTATGAACAGCTTTATACACTTGTCGGGGCTGACTTCGCCAGGGAGCAGTACAATAGGCTTAAGGGCTTTGATCCTGACTTATTGACAAAGGAAGAAGATACCTGGTACAACTACCTGAGGCACTATGTCAAAAATCGCCTTTGGAAACGTATTGAAGCGGTTAACCAGACTTCAATAAACACGGCGGGAAGAATTATCAACGGAGTATTGGAGCAGTCAGTTACCGAGGGGTTAGGTGCTTATGAGACAGCGACAAGGATAAAAAAGGGACTTATTGAGGAAGGTATCAAATACAACCAATGGCGGGCTTTAAGGATTGCCCGAACAGAGATAATGACAGCCTCCAATATGGGGAGTTTTGAGGGTGCGAAATCTTCGGGGGAAGCACTGGAGAAATTCTGGATTGCTACTTATGACTCCCGTACCAGGGACACCCACATGGTTATTGAGGCTCAGAACCCTAAGATGATGAATGAGACTTTTCAGGTAGGGGCTTATCAGATGCAACATCCCGGTGATCCGGCAGGGGGAGCAGAGGAAGTGATAAACTGCCGGTGTGCGATAGCCTACAATGTAATTGGATGGTAAAGTATAAAGAAATGGAAAATTATTATTTAACTAAGAATGTATTTGAAGGAGCGATAAAAGATGTTGATGTGCAAACCGGCATTGTCACAGGTTATTTTTCAGTCTTTGGTAATCTTGACAGCGACGGGGATATAGTTCTGCCGGGTGCATTCAAAAAGACTATACGGGAGAACGGGCCGGACAGCTCGAAGCCCCGCATCCTTCACCTGTATATGCACGATCCATCGAAGATACTGTCAAAGCCTCATGTTCTGAAAGAGGACAAGCACGGATTATATTTTGAATCGAAGATCTCAGAAACCTCGTTAGGCAAGGACGTTCTTCAGCTTTACCGGGATAAGGTGTTAACAGAACACTCCATAGGCTATCAGATAGTCAAAAGAGAAGTGGACGAAAGCGGTAAGGAGCGTATTCAGAAACTTGTCGAACTAAAGTTATGGGAGGGATCGACCGTAAGTTGGGGCGCTAACATGGAGGCGCTTGTCAGTACTGTTAAATCCGAGGGCAAACAGGGAAAGACATTCGAGATAATAATAGAAAAAATAAAAGCTCTTGAGTCTGCTATCAAAGGTACATATACCGATGATACAGCACGTGAGCTCGAGATACAGCTAAATCAATTGAAGCAATTAGTCATTAATTCACTCACAGAGGAGCCGGTTTCTTCCACTCCTGAGCCGATCGACGGGAAGTTGCTTGGAGAAATTCTAAAATCAAAAATTAAATTCTAATGGAAGAACTGGAAAAATTCAAAAAGGAACTTGACGATCTCGGATCGCAGATCGACAAGAAGCTGGAAGACCACTCTAAGAAGTGGGGAGAGTACAGCAAAGAGGTGAAGGATGCTGTCATGGCAGAGTTAAAACCTGACATGGACAAGCATAACGCTATGGCTGATAAATTCCTGAAGATTCAGGAACAGCTTGATAATATTGACACGAAAATACAGAGATTGCCTTTCGGCTCGAAAGAGGCTAAGAAGGGATTTGCTGACAGCGTGAAAGAGGTACTTACACACCTGAAGGAAAAGGGTAACGGTTCTATCAAGAGTTATCTGGCTGAAAAAGGCCGTACGGGTGAGATTGAACTGAAGATTGACGACATGACGCAGGCAAACTCTTTCGAGAACACTGCTGTCGTGCAGGCACAGCACGTGCCAGGTATCAAGTTTGATCCGGACACTACTTTCAGAGTAAGGGATCTGATCGCCCCCGGAACGACTAACTCCAACAGTATTGAGTATGTTGTGGAAGAAGCATATACTGACTCAACTGACATAACGGCAGAGGGCGCAGAATATAAGCAGAGTGATTTTGACCTGAAACTAAAGACTGCAACCGTTCGGAAGATCACCGCTTACATAATCGTTTCTGAGGAAATGCTTGAAGATGTGGAAGGGCTTAACTCTTATATTTCTCTCAGGCTTCCATCAAAGCTGAAACTGAAAGAAAACTACCAGCTCCTTTACGGTGACGGCACAGGAATCAATCTTTCGGGACTTGCTAAAAACGCCACGGCTTACACCGATGAACTGGCCGACAGTAAAATATCAAGGATCGACGTTCTTGTATCGGCCATGAAGCAGGTGAGGACTTCGGAATACAACCCGACGTTTGCCCTTATTCACCCGACTGATGCCCTCCAGATCAAGTTGGCGAAGGATGACAATGGCAATTATCTCCAGCCCTGGATCTTCATGGGCAACGGTGACATCATGCTTGACGGTGTGAGGATCGTTGTTTCTTCGGCTATCACATCAGGTGACTTCCTGGTAGGTGACGGTTCGGCTGCTCAGGCATTCGACCGCAGACAGATGACTCTCGAAATGACCAATACCAATGAGGACAACTTCGTGAAAGGTATGGTTACTGTAAGGATTTCGGAAAGGATCACCGTGGCTGTTTACCGCCCGAAAGGATTCGTATACGGAACATTCGCTGCTGCTCTGGCTAACGGGTCGGCATAGTTTTATTAAAAGGGGAGGATAACCACCCCTCCCCTTTTATTTCTTTGAAATGATTGACTTTAATGTTTGTGTGATAGGGTTAAAAGCCCGGAAGGATCGTTGGGCGAGATGTAAAGAAATATTGCAGGGAAGGGTTGAAAGAGTTACACACTACACGACGGTTCAGAATTATGCTGACAGTTATAAAGGTTATATGACTGACTGGCTGAAGATGCTGAAAATGTTTCAGGGCGAACCCCTGATGTTCTTTGAAGATGATTTTGAGTTTACGGA